AAAATGCGCCAAATAGATCCGACTACGCCAGGTCAAGATCTAGAGCATTTCACACAACTGGCGGAATCAACAGGTATTGCGTTAGGTGCTAAAGAAGTAGTTACTGAAGCAGATATGTCAGGTACTGTTAAAAAATCAGCAAAGGCTGCTCTTAAAAAATCAGGTATGAAAACAGAAGCATCAAAACCAGACTTTCTTGATATGGATAAAGATGGCGACAAGAAAGAACCTATGAAGAAGGCTGCAAAAGATGCTAAGAAAAAGAAAGAGCCTGTAAAAGAAGCAGAACAAGTAATCAAAGCAGAGAAGAAACAAAAACTTCCTAGCAAGAAAAGTATTTTGATGATGTGCGGTAAGGGTATGAGCAAGTCAGCAATTTGCAAAGAGTATTCAGATTGCGATCAAGAAAAATTAAAAGAAATGATTGAGTCTTGTATGGAAGAATACAAGAAGAAAAAGAATGAGTCTGTTTCGTTTGTAGATATGGATGGCGAAATTGTAGAAGCGAAATCAGCAGCACAGAAAAAAGCACAAGAAAAATTTAAGAATATGGTCAAGGGCAAGAAGTCTGATGATAAAGAAACGGACGAGGCTAAAGAACCTAAAAAGAAAAAAGAAACAGTTAAAGAATCTATAGAGACTAAAGAAACTAAGATGTCATTCGTTGAAATGATGAAACTAGTTAAAGAGAGTGGCGGACAACAGGCAATTGATCCATTAGATGATATACTTTGGAATTGGGCGAATAGAGTTGCTAAATCAAAAGTAGAAGAATCTGCTAAACAAGAAATTTTTGCAGCAATGGTATACGAAAGAAACGGTGGACGTTTTGAAATGTATGACGTAGTTGAAAAAGGATTAAACGAAAGCAAAGAATGTAATTGTGGTCCAGACTGTGCTTGTAAAGGCAATTGCGGCGACGACTGCAACTGTGGTCCAGACTGCGGCAAATAAAATAATACCAAAATAACACTTAAAGCCAGTTAAACACTTGACTGGCTTTTTTTGTGACTATATAATACTATAAATTAACTAGGAGAAACTAATGGCACGATCAAGTTACGGACCTGAAGAAAAAGCAAAACTAGAACGTTTAATTAAAGAAGGTTCTAACGTGTTGCGAGAAGTAGAAGATTTAAACGAAGGACTTAAAGATACTGTAAAAGCAGTAGCAGAAGAACTAGAAATCAAACCAAGCACAATTAATAAGGCAATTAAAATTGCTCACAAAGGCGATTGGGCTAAACACGAAGAAGAATGGAATGACATTGAAAGTATCTTAGGCATCACTAAGAACTTACCAGATGATGTATCTGGGCCACGTGTGGATGACGAATAATTGGAAAAAATAAAAAACTTTTGGATTAATTCTTACCAAAGCGATAAAATTGCATTTGGATTTGAGTTAATCAGTTTTATCTTTACAGTAGGTGCAAGTATGACACTTGCTCTTACTGCAAGAGATCCTAATATGCTTATTGTATATCCGGGATTTTTTGTAGGTAGTATTACTCAATGTTACGCATCTTTACGCAGAGGTGCTGCTTGGGTAACATTACTAACCTTTTACTTTGCTTGTGTAAACATATTCGGCTATGCTATTGCAGCAGGCTGGATCTAGAAAGGACTAAAATGCCTAAAATATATCATTTCGAATTAGACAATGAAGATATCTACGAAGTTATAGCAATGAACTTTAAAGATGCTTGTTTAACACTAGAAGAAAATCATCCAGAAATCAAAATTACTGATATCCGTTCTATAGCAGAACATTGTAACCCTGTTCCGGGTGTAGACACAATCCATTAAAAAAAGACTTGACATAGAAGTAACTTTGTGTTATTATAACACAATATGCCTAAAAGAAAAGAATATACAACATTTGACCCGCGAATACACTTTAAAGGCGGAGGAGGATCAGGATACCAAATGAAAAAATCTAAGAAAGTAAAAGTAACCCAAAATAAAGGAAAAGGACCAACTCCTGATGGAATTGAAATTGCTAAAGTGTTTGGTTGGGATATTAGTAAGGTGAATAATGTCAAATAATACTATCATCGTATCAAATAATATAGGTCCTAACGGAGAACCGGCTGATAGAATTTATGGTGGAACAAATGATAGAGTTAGATTGATACAAGCAGATTATACAGAATACAAAGGCAATATTAAGAAAAAACGTGTTTTTAAAAAATCGTCATTAGGCAATTATAAGATTACTACACATATCTATGTTACAGATGATGAACGTTATTTTGATAACGGTGGTATACCAATTCTTAAACCTACAGACATAGAAGAGGAATCAGATGAAACAACAGATACAGAGTAAACCTTATCAACCACTTGCTTGGCTAGGTACAATAGTATTACTTGCCGCGGCAACACTTATTAGTGTATTTCCAGATGAAATATATGGTGTATACGGTTTCTTCTTTGCTAGTTTTATTTGGACAGTTATTGGTATATTGTGGAAAGAAAAAAGTTTAATTGTTTTAAATGGTGTTCTTGCATTAATTTATACATACGGAGTCACAAAACATTTGCTGACTGTTTTCGCAGCATAAGTATTAATGAAGAAGGTAATGTCCGCCACAAAAGGACAGTTTGGTATTTGCAAGCCTGAAATTGCATATAAGGAGAAAAGATGAGTTATGTAGATGCATTCTATGATCGTGGTGAAGATATCATCAAAGTCGTAGAAAGAAAAGAGGGGAAAAGAACATTCCAAGAGTTTTCTCCGAGACATATTTTTTATTACCCAGATCAAAGAGGCAAGTATCAAAGTATTTACGGTGAGCCTTTATCACGTGTAAATGCTAAAAATATTAAAGAACTTAGAAAAGAACTTGCTATTCATTCTAACAAAAAACTTTACGAATCAGATATTAATCCTATCTATCGCTGTTTAGAGGACAACTATCTAAATGTTGATGCTCCTAAACTAAACGTAGCATTTTGGGATATTGAGGTTGACTTTGATCCAGAGCGTGGTTATGCTTCACCGGAAGATGCATTTATGCCAATTACTTCCATTGCTGTACACTTGCAATGGATGGACGAACTAATTTGTTTGGCTATTCCACCTAAAACACTGTCAATGGCTGAAGCACAAAAAGCCATTGAAGGTATTCCTAATACTATACTGTATGACAACGAAGCAGATATGCTTGATGCGTTTTTAGATCTTATACAAGACGCTGACGTGCTAAGTGGTTGGAACAGTGAAGGTTATGATATGCCCTACACTGTAAACCGAATTATAAAAGTTTTAAGTGCAGATGATACTAGACGTTTATGTTTGTGGGATCAAAAACCTAAGAAGCGTGAGTATGAAAAGTTTGGTAAAACATCACAGACCTATGATCTAATTGGGCGTGTACACGTTGATAGTTTAGAACTTTATAGAAAGTATAACTATGAAGAACGTCACACATACAGACTAGATGCTATTGGTGAACTAGAGATTGGTGAGAAAAAGACTGTTTATGAAGGTAGTCTTGATGCTCTTTATAACAACGACTTTAGAACATTTATTGAATATAACAGACAAGATACTGCACTGCTTGATAAACTAGATAAAAAACTAAAGTTTATTGATCTTGCAAACACTATTGCACACGAAAATACAGTGCTTATACAAACAACAATGGGTGCTGTTGCTGTTACAGAACAAGGTATTATCAACGAAGCACACAGGCGTGGAATGATTGTTCCGAACAGAGTGAAGCGTGAACCTGGTTCAGAACCAGCAGCAGGTGCATATGTTGCATATCCTAAGAAAGGCATTCACGAATGGATTGGTAGTGTTGACTTGAATTCACTATATCCATCTGTTATTCGTGCATTGAATATGGGTCCTGAAACAGTTGTTGGACAACTACGTCAAGATGGTACTAGGGCACACATTGATTCGCAAATAGCAAAAGGCAAATCATTTGCGGCGGCTTGGGAAGGAATGTTTGGATCTGTAGAATACAGTTCTGTTATGGACAAAGAGATATCAAGAGAAATTACAATTGATTGGGAAAAAGGTGGCGAAGATAAATTAAGTGCGGCGCAAGTATACGATCTGATATACAATAGCAATCAACCTTGGATGCTCAGTGCTAATGGTACTATCTTTACTTATGAAAAGGAAGGTATCATACCAGGACTACTTGCACGTTGGTACAAAGAACGTAAGGAAATGCAGGCCAAGCAAAAAGAAAGTCAGAACGCAGGTAACAAGATTGAGGAAGAATACTGGGCAAAGCGACAGTTGGTTAAAAAGATTCTACTTAACAGTTTGTATGGTGCTATTCTTAATCCTGGTTGCAGATTCTTTGATAACAGAATCGGTCAGTCGGTCACACTAACAGGACGAAGCATTACTAAACATATGGCTGCTAAGATCAATGAGATAGTAACAGGAGACTATGATCACACAGGTAAAGCAATTGTTTATGGTGATACTGACTCAACATACTTTAGTGCATATAGTACACTGAAAAAAGATATTGAAGCAGGTAGTATCCCGTGGACAAAAGATAGTGTTGTAGAACTATATGATACTATCGGAGAAAGTGCAAATGCAACATTTCCAAAATTTATGAGTGAAGCATTTCATTGTCCTAAGAAGCGTTCAGAAGTTATTGCGGCTGCTAGAGAGATTGTTGCAAGTAAAGGCTTGTTTATTACAAAGAAACGTTATGCAGTTCTTTATTATGACATTGAAGGATTTAGAACAGATACAGAAGGTAAGCCAGGTAAAATTAAGGCAATGGGTCTGGATCTAAAGCGTTCAGATACGCCAGTTGTTATTCAGGACTTCTTAAGCAATGTATTGGAAATGGTACTGGCAGGAAAAGAAAAAGAAGATGTATTAGATTACATCACAGAATTTAGAACACAATTTAAAAGCCGTCCTGGGTGGGAAAAAGGTTCACCTAAACGTGCAAACAAGATCACTGAGTACGAAGCAAAAGAAAAGAAATCGGGTAAAATTAATATGCCTGGACACGTCAGAGCAAGTATTAATTGGGGTACGCTCAAACGTATGAATGGAGACAAGTATTCAATGAACATTACAGACGGTGCGAAAGTAATTGTTTGTAAAGTAAAAGACAATCCAATGGGTTATACATCAATTGCATATCCTGTAGATGAGTTGCGTTTACCAGATTGGTTTAAAGATTTACCATTCGATGATGCTACTATGGAAAATACAGTTATTGATGAAAAACTCAAGAACTTAATCGGGGTGTTAGAGTGGGATATTACTTCAACTCGCTCTGATAATAATTTTAATAATTTGTTTGATTTTGAGTAAAAAATATCTTGCACTTTCAATCAAACCTAAATATAATGTAAGTTAACAAGGAGAATTCAATGAAAGATATCTTACAAGACATTGTTAGTCATACACAGAACTTAGGGTTCCTAACTACTGTAAAAGTGACTGGCGAAGACAGCGGAACATCTATGTTTTCAATGGCTGATGACAGATCAGTTATTATGGAAGCAGATACACATAATCCATATCCAGATATGATCGGAACATTTGGTATGCCTCAACTTAATAAGTTGAAGTATTTAATTGATGGAACAGAATATCAAAAGGATGCTAAGATCAGCATTACTAATGCAGAAAGAAATGGCGCAACTATTCCAGTAGGAATTCATTTTGAAAATGCAGATGGAGATTTTAAAAACGACTATCGTTTTATGAATCAAGAAATCATTAATGAGAAAATGAAAACTGTTAAGTTTCGTGGAGTTAATTGGGACGTAGAAGTTGTTCCTACACTAGCAGGTGTTCAGCGTTTTAATTTTCAGGCTGGTGCTAATCCAGAGCATCCAACATTCTTAGCAAAGACTGAAGATGGTAACTTAAAGTTTATTTTTGGTGATGCTTCAACACACGGTGGTGAATTTATTTTTGCTACAAATGTAGAAGGTACACTTGATAGAGGATGGACTTGGCCAGTTGCAAGTATCCTAGCAATTTTAAAGATTGCAGATGTAAACAATACTAAAATGAGTATTTCAAACGAAGGCGCTGTTCAAATTACATTAGACAGCGGGTTAGCAAATTACAAATATATTATTCCAGCACAGGCGGCCTAGATGAAACAAACAAACTTATCACCACTACAGAAAGATTACGCAGTGTTTCTTCCTGCGATTAGTTCTTTCTTTAGTACCTATGTTGCGAAGCAAAGACTAGAAGACTTTGTTCCGCAAGATCGAATTCCTAAAGGATTTGATAGAGGTATTGAAGGTATGAACTTTTTAAATGAAGAAGCAGGTTACTTTACATATAAGTATGGACTTTACTCTGCAGGACACGCACAGTTAGACTTGCAAAAGAGTCTAGTACAAGAAAGTATGATCCAAGATAGAGATCGAGGCAAGACGATGATACTTGGTGACTCAGGCGGATATCAGATTGGTAAGGGTGTTATTAAGTTTGATTGGTTAAACTTTGAAGGTCCAGAAGCAACTAAGACACGTCAAAAGATCTTAGAATGGTTAGAACTAACTGCTGATTGGTCGATGATGCTTGATGTTCCGACTTGGGCTTGTGATCATATTCACTCTCCTAAAACAGGACTAAAGACATTTGAAGACTGTTTAGATAAAACTAGATACAACAACAAATACTTCCTTGATAATCGTTTAGGCCAAACTAAGTTCTTAAATGTATTGCAGGGGTCAAACTGGGATACTGCTGAAAGGTGGTACGAAGGTGTTAAAGAATTCTCCGATCCTGCGGTATATGGTGATAAGGCTGCTGAAGGTTGGGCAATGGGTGGTGCTAATATGTGCAAGATGCCAATTACACTACGTAGATTGATTACAATGAAGTTTGATGGAATGCTTGAAGGTAAAGACTGGATGCACTTCTTAGGAACAGCACAACTAGATTGGTCGTGTTACTTAACAAGTATTCAAAGAATTATTAGAGAACAAATTAATCCTAACTTTACTATTAGTTTTGACTGTGCAAGTCCATTTATTGCAACTGCACACGGACTTGTGTATACAAATGCACAACACACGGCAAAGCGTTGGTCAGTGATTATGGACAAGGCACCGGACAACAAGGCACTTGCTGGACGTCACGACATACAATTTCCTTTTGAAAGTGAAGTTGGAAGACGTATGACAATTGCAGATATTTGTCATTATGCTCCAGGTATGCTTAACAAAATTAAGAAAGAAGGTAAAACAAGTTGGGATAGTTTTGCATATGCACTTATGATGTCACACAATGTAGAATGTCATATTAAAGCAGTACAACGTGCTAATACACTTATGGATATTGAAATTGCAAAAGCACAGCCTGATTGGAGGCAATGGCGTAAAGTAAAAGAAGCAGATAAGAGTGATGAATACAGTGAATGGGTTCCACGTAATATTTTATACTTTGACAGATTTGTTAAAGAACTGTTCGAGCAGCCAACTAAAGAGGCAGCATTTGAAATGATCAAACAAGCAGACAGTTTCCTTAAAGATCTAGAAGGGGCAAGACTACGTGGTGGTGTTACAAATATCTCTGATAGTTTGTTCGTTGAAGTTGATGAACACGGTGAAGAAGAAGTTCCGTGGACTGATGATAGAGAAGATAGCGAACTAGACAAGTTGGAGGAACAACTGCAGGAGGCATAGTATGGGTGACTATACAAGACGTTTAAATTGGTTAAAAGAAACACACAGGTATCTTAATAAACAAATAGATATAATGGAAAAAACAGGAAACTTCAAAGACGAACAAATTTCCGAAATGAAAAAGAAACGTCTTAAAATGAAAGATGAAATTGAAAAACTTGAAAAGGAACACGCATAATGAAACGTGATTACGAAACTGGAACAGCATCTGATGTTAGATTCTTTACAGGATTTGAAGTTGAAAAAACTCCTGCGCATCTAAAGCAGACTTTATTTGTTACTGGTTTAAATGATCCTAGTATTATTAAAAGTCATCTGGATGACCATAAACATATCTTTTTTGGTGCTAATCACAGTTTTGATCCTGTTTCACAAAATCACAGTGCGGACTATTATGAAGAATGGGACAAAATGATCATTCCATTTTTAGATAATGGTTTTTTATGTAGTTTAGATATTCCAATTAATGCGGCTGAAGAATTTCTCGAAGGACCTCTTGTTGAGTATGAAAACTTTATTCCTCAACTACGTATTCCAATTCCTTATATTAAACAGTGGAACTATAACACTATGTTGAAGATTGATGACAAAGGATTCGAAGCAACCAATCCAGGTGTATGGTGTCACAACCTACACGACCTAATGAATCGTTCCAAATTTACAAATTGGAATGAATATAAAAACGATAAAATAGTGGATGACAACTAACAGGGAAGGTGCTATACTATGAGTATAACTGATGAAATGATGAAAGAAGCAATGGCAGAAGATAATCACAGACGTATTATGAATACAGCAAAAAGAATGATTTGGGTAACATTCCGCAAGGAAGGTATCCACAAGTATCCTGCGGCACTGGATGATCCCAGTCTTGCAACAGGTGATGAATATGATGTTTCGTTTTTGGGTTATCCCCACAGACACATATTCCATTTCAAAGTCGGTATCACTGTAACACACAACGACAGAGATATTGAGTTTATTCAATTTAAACGTTGGTTAGAAAAACTTTATGAGGAGAAAACCCTTGAACTAGATTATAAGAGTTGTGAAATGATGGCAGATGATTTGTATGAACAGATCATTGCTAAACACCCTGGCCGTGAAGTCCATATTGACGTAAGTGAAGATGGAGAGAACGGTGCCCATAT